TTCACCTTTTTTGAACATCAAGGTCTTTTCATCAGGAATAACGCTTATATTATTGAGTGACTCTATCATATTGTCAATATCAATAGTCAATTCTTTCCAACCGTCCATAGACATCATGGAAAAACGGTCTTCGTAATACTTTAGTAGTTCAGGACTCATTTTTCCCTTAAAAGAACATTAAAAAATTGCTGTTACTGCCACTAGGCGCAGGTGGTGCTGTGAATATCCATCCTGAGTTATTGCCGCCATCTGTGGAGTTCGCCCCTGCGTACCATGCCGCCCCACCTGTAGCTGTAGACCTACTGATTGACAAGAAGTCTGCGCTCACAGTACCGCTTGCTTTGGACAATGTATGGCTTGCCGCCGTTACAGAGCCAATGGTTAGAAGTCTTGTAGTTTCTCCACTGGCATTCCAATCGGTAAACGTACTTGTTGTTGCCGCCGTGAACAGAATAGACGTTGCACCAGTGGTTTTATAAGTATTGGTAATGTTGCCGAATGTGTTTGACCCTGTAATAGTCAAAGCACCAGCACCACCTTGGTTTAGTGTAATGCCAGAATAAGAAAAACCACCGCCAGAAAAAGTTTTAGCAGATGCGCTAGTGAGGCTAATTGTTCCTGTACCTGTTACAGTAAGTCCTGTGGTTGTTGCCGTATTCCACACAGTACCTGTACCAGTACAGGATATTTGACCTGTGCCAAAAGCAATGGTTCTTGTCTCTGAATTAGATGAGGCAAATAAACTTGTGGTTAATGTGTACGACTGAAGATTTAAAGTTCCACGATTTAAATTTGTTGCAAGGGTTGAACTCGTTGTAAACGCATCTTGCAAAACAACTGAACCACTTGGAGAGGTAACACTAAATGCCTGTGGAAAAGTCTTAGCCGAACTTGTAATTGTTTGTGTAGTTCGTGCCGAATATGATATTCGACTTGTACCAGTTAATGTAATCCCAGTTCCATTTATCCAATCACCATAAACTGATAGTGAATTTGCACCTGTTGCCAACGTCATAGTGTTTGACGTTCTCAAAGACATATCTATTGTGCCAATGTTGTACTCACCGTTTATGGTTGTCGTTGAACCAGATGCAGGATATGTTGCCGCAGGAAATACCGCAGTATCTTGTGCTAACGGAAACTGAGTTGCATCTAACGCACCACCTGATGTAGCAGACCAAGAACCTGAACCTGTTGCGCCCCAATTGGCAGAGCCAGTCTGCCGATAAAACACAGTTTTAGCCGCAGAAAAAGTAATGTTGGTATTGCCTTTGCAATCACCTAGTCGAGTTCCTGACGCAGGAGATGCCGCACCTGCAATAGTTATATCTCTAAAGTCTGTATCCGTAAAAGATACTGCCGCACAGGTTAATGTGCGAGTAGTGCCAACAGTATCAGAAAAAACTGACATTCGGTATGCCGCCGCAGTACCAGCACTTACTGTAAGTGTACCGCTGATTGTTTGGTTTGCGCTAAGACTTAATACGCCAATACCAACAGTTGTTCTACCTGTTATGGATAGATTAGTGAATGTATTTGTGCCTGTTATTGATGCCGTGGTTATTGCATTATCTATAAACGATACGTTGTAAAAAGTTAACCCACCACCAACAAAAACTGGCGATGAGGAAGAACAATTAATTGTTGATGTTCCAGCATTAAATGTAAGGTTAGTTGATATAAATGTAACAACAGCACTGGCTGATAAATTAACAGTAGAAGCGTTTAAACTAATTGCTCTTACGTTTGAGTTGTTAGAAACAATAGAATTAGCAGTTACAGAATAGTTTCCTGATGATGAAGTATCAAAAGTTCCATTTGTAATTGTTAAAGTTCCAGCAGAACCACAACTAAACGCAGAACCAAGAGTCCATGCCCCACCAACACCATTAAAAGTAACTGACCCAGCAAAAGCAACACCATTTGTTGTTACTGTTTTACCAGTTGTCGTAGCATTAAATGTGGTTGTGCCTGTATATGTGCGAGTAAAGTTTGTCGCTGGAAATGTAAGACTGCCTGATACTGTCAATCCAATACCCGTTCCAGCAAGGGTCATAGTGCCATCAAGCCCTGACGCTGTAAAGTCATTACAGACCCTTGGCGTGTTTGCCATAGTGACTGTAAATGCAGTAGCTAATACATTTGAGTTTGCATCAAAGAATACGTTATCTGCCGCTGTAGGGACAGAGAAGCCTCCCGTCCCACCAGAAGTGTCAGACCAGTTAGTTGTGCTAGTTGAATCCCAAGTACCTGTGCCAAGAATCCAATATCTGTCAGCCATTTTTTACTCCGCAATCACAGGGTTGCCATCAGCATCAAAAACTATATTTCCATCGGCATCCAACACATAGTTTGGCGGAGGCGCAGTAATTACAGCAATCCAGTTATCAAACCTTTGCTGTTTCATGGCTTCAATCTCAGCATCTGTAAACGCATGATCGTCAGGCAAATGCAAAGCATCTGAAAATGTGCCGTATTGCGATGAAAAGGAAAAGTCAATTTTCATGGTTATGCCTGTGTGGTTACTGCTATTACATCCCAACGTGTATTGTTAGCGTTGTAAATACAACCCACATACGTTGTTTTGCTGATTGTTGTTGCTGTTGGCAAGGTTACGCCAATGACTGTGTAAGTTGCATTCCAAGTCAATGCTCTGCTTGTGCCGTTGTCTAACAACCTGAATATTAATTTGTCCCCATCAAGAGGTGTCCCTGTTGGTGCATTGATGGTAAGTCCTGCCGCCAACGCTGTGTAGGCATAAACATCACTAGCCGATATATCAGGTGTTAATGTTGATGCTGATGCGGCTGAAGTAACTCTTGGGTCAATTCGCTTGTTTGTTAATGTCTCAGTACCCGTGTAGGTGGCAATAGATGCACCAGCCAATGTAGTTGCACCAGTGCCACCATTCGCTATTGGCAACGCTGTACCTGACAATGTAATTGCCAATGTTCCACTTGCTGTAATTGGTGAGCCAGAAACAGATAAGAATGATGGGACTGTTGCCGCTACACTCGTTACAGTCCCTGAACCTTTACCATTAAAAGTATTCCAATCGGTAGAAGTCAAATAACCGCTCACAGATGTAGTAGCGGCTGGCATTGAAATAACAGGAGTTGCACCCCCTGTAGATGCAACAGGACTTGTCGCAGTTACCGATGTAACTGGGGCAGTTCCACTTGATGCGGCTGTAACCAATCCCTTGGCATTAACCGTAACACTTGCATTAGTAAACGAGCCAACATTTGTGTTAACTGTAGCAAGCGTTCCTGCGGCAGTCACATTTGTAGAACCATCAAAACTAGGACTTGTATAAGCCAAGTCACCTGTAATTGCTAGTGTTCTGCCAGTTGTAAGGGTTGCGGCTGAACCAGTTGTATTTTGATTTAAAGTCGGAATATCAGCAGCAACAACTGCTCTAAATGTCGGCACTCCAGCACTACCATTAGGTGCGGCTAAAACGAAATTTGCAGTTTTAGAAGCATAGGGGTTTAGCGTATCTCCATAACCGCTTGATAAGGAGATTACAGGAGTTAAACCGCCTGATGAAGCAACTGGAGATGTTGCGGTAACAGCAGTCACTCCACTACCAGCACTAAAATAAGATAGACTATTCCATAGCGTAGAGCCATCACCAAGTTTAAGTTTGGATGTGTCCGTTTCTAAACCAATTTCTCCTTGAGCAAGGAGAGTATTTGCCGCTGTCCATTGGCTTGCTGTACCTCGTCTTAACTGAATTTGAATAGCCATTAAGGACTTCCTCCGTCTAGGGCAGTTGTACCGCCATAGATTGAATTATAAAAACCACCATCAGCATTATAAAAGCCTGTGCTTGAGCCAGCACCCGATAGTCCAGCCGCACCTCGCTCTCCTTTTTCACCCTTTTCGCCTTTGACTTCTCCAACATTGATTACTTTGCCATCAGACAATGTAAAAACTAGGGAGTCATCAAAATCAACTTTGGCATTTACAACTGAAACACCATCTTCACCATCTTTTCCATTTTTACCAATTGAGCCGTCTTTCCCATCACGCCCGTCTTTACCATCTTTACCATCACGACCAGCATTTCCTTTGTCGCCTTGTAAGCCACGATCTCCCTGTTCACCTTTAAGTTTTTTGACAGTATCAACTTGGTCAGTTAACTTAGGTAATTCTTTATCCAACAAAAGAGCAATGGCAGTTACTTTTGCCTCTGTTGAAATATCAGAAAGAATGACTTTTTTTAGGTTCATTGTTCACCAATGATGCTCTTTAAAAACTCATTATCTTTTTGGCTTTGATTTTGTTTGTCCATCATCTGCATTTCAACAATCTTTGCCTTGTTTTTAATGTCAGACTCTTTCAACATCAATTCAGCAATCTTAACCCTCTTGTCAAACTCCTTAGAAGACAAATCATCCTGATTAGGAAGATTCTTAGTCAGGCTTGCAGTCATCTTAGCTTGCACTTCTTGAGGCATTAACTGCGCTTCAACCGACAATTTTTGTGCTTCAGCCCTGTTTTGTTCTGCTTGAGTAGTGTTTACAGCAATTTGAGCCTGTGCCGCTTGCATAGCCAACTGTGTTTGAGCTTGCTGCATCTGTTGTGCTTGTGGATCAGGCTGCATCATCTCATCTAACTTAGCCATCAACTCCATGCGGTTAGACAAACTGCTGTTTCCAACAATTCCTTTAAGCAAAATAGGCAAAACAGGGGTATTTGCACCCAAAGTTTGCAACAAACCAATGAATTGCTGTTGCTCGTACTCTCGTGCAATGATGCCAAGGGTTGCAGTAGGGATGAAGTTCATGTCAACAGAGGGATAACGCTCTGGATCGAACTGCATGAACCTGAAAGCAGCCTTCTTGATAAATGGAATCAAGAAATCTTCTTGAAAATTCACTAATGTGCGTTTGTATTTCTTAATGATGGAAGCAACCGCCATCGACATACCACCACCATCACGACTAGCTTGACTAATCATGCCATTGGAGTCTAGAGTTCCTGTCGCTTGTAGCAACATTCGCTCAAAGTCTTTGGCAGTTGCAAGGTTGTTCGGGTCAGTAGCACCAAACTTGAATGGAAAGAGAATCTCGCTAGGAGAACCATTGACCAGAATAGCTTTTCCGGGCTTTACCTCAAACTTCATACCACGAGGCAAGCGAGTTGCATCCATTGCCATCATGGGAGAGGTACTCAGTGCCAGTGAATCCAAGTGGCTGCGGGTCTGAGCATCAATGGCCTTTTGCATATTGAATGCTTTTTCCACCGTACCACGACCAAGCAAACGATTAGGAACAGTATCGTCTTGGTAAGACAGAACTGGCCTGTCTTTCATCATGTATGGATTTTCTTCAGCCTTTAAGAGCATTCCATCATTGGCAATCACGACAATGGCTTCAACCATGTCGGTGTAGTCTTCTGCCGCTGAGTTTTCAGGAAACAACTCAACAATATCCTTGTTCTCTTTCATGTTTTCAAGGTACTCACGGGGAACTAACCCGTAGTAGGTTAACAAAAGAACCTTTTCATCCTGATACTGGCTTACTTCTTGGGTAGGCTCAAGGTCAGTGTCTTCACTGGCAGTGCCAATGTCCACCTTGCGGTAGATTCCACGCTCAATACCCTGCACAACCTTATGAATTGAAACGTATTTTTCAATAGCCACGCCCATACAGTCATCAATGCTTGTGCCGTTAGGGTCAAACAAGAAGTTCTTGGGGTTGACAGGCATGATCTTGACAGAAATTCTG